CATCCCCTTGGCCGGTAGATAGTCCAACGCCAGGCTGAAACTGAATCTGCAACTCATGGAAATACTGGCGCTGCAAGTCGCTTGTAATGTGTGGGGCTCTGCGAATCCGGCGGATTGGCTGGCCATCGTCTGTGTAATAGTTGCGGCTTAACTGATAAATCTTGCCGTTTTGGTAATCCCCAACCAATACTTGCTGGTTAAAGAATGCGCAGCAATTACCACGGTGTCGCTCGTATTCATTCTGATTGTTACGGTACAACCATTTATGCCAAAGGCCAGTTGTGTTGTCAAATGCCCAGGTAAGGCCGTTATCACCAATTGAGGGAAAGGTCACCACATAGACCTCATGGCCTTCAAGCTGATAGGTCCACGCTATCGCATTAGACACATTCTGATTGACTAAGGTTGTTTCTACCGCATGGGTTGATATTCTTTCAGGAAAATATCCATTCATGCGCACAACCATTGCCTCACCGCGATTGTTTTTGGAGACATATGCAAACGAATTACCCATCCGAGACATAGAATATTGCGCTGCAATACCTTGTTGGGTAGATGTACCAGGAATCCTAGTAAATGGAAATGGCACCGCGCCCGAATTAATCCATACTTCGGAGGACATCTCACCCAATAAATAAACTTCTCGGCGGTCAACAATAATCGACACAAGGTCATCGGGTGAGCCATCCTTACTAGCAAATGATAGCGGGTCGGTAATAGGGCTTAATAAATCTGTGGCAGCCCAAAGCTGCGAATCAGGTTTGTTATAAACAAAATAATTGTCGGTAATATCAACCGTTCCACCACCTTCAAATGGGCCGTCATTAGCTGGTAATACGGTCCAATTCATGGCAAATATAGTTGTGCTACTAACAGTCTGGGACGCGCTAACTGTGTAAGTACCTACGCCTCCTGATCCTGTACCAAACGCCTTAATAATCGTGCCATCGGTTACGCCAGTACCATCAATGGTTTGACCTATCCGCAAAGTCCCGCTAGTGACCGCAGAGACCGTAAGGGTTGTTCCTGATATAGCACCAGTAACAATAGCAGGAGAGGCAACCGAGTTAATAGTAGTGGATGCAACAGTTTGCGAGTTGCTAACCGTATAAGTTCCAACCCCACCGCTACCTGTACCTAACGCAGTAATGACGGTATTTTGGGAAACTCCTTGACCAAAAATAGCTTGGCCAACAGCTATGGTTCCGCTCAAAACAGAGGTAACTGTCAAAGTCGTTGTTGATATTGATCCAGTAAAGGTTGCTGCGGATGGATTGGATATAAACCATGTATAGCGATAAGTCTCATCAACAATGTAGACATTCACGCCGTTATCCACAATTCCGACCAAGCCGGTAGAGGTATTCATCTGGCCAATCATTTTGGGCGTGTAGTCTGATTCCATGACATATACAAAATCACCGCATACGGTCACGACCTGAGCCCCACCGGACAGGGTGCGAATACCACGCACTTCTTCTTGATTGGGAAGAATTGCTACAGTTTCTAAGCCTGGTGTTGGATAAAGCGCTATGATTCCACGGTCACCTTGCGGCTTAGTGGGGTCTATTTCAGGATAAAAATTAATGCATTCTTGGGCATCCTGATAAATAGAGGGAGCCTCGTAAGCTGCGCCAACAAATCCAAAGTCTGGCATTAAAAGCCTCCGGTCAGAATCCAGCCAGCGTCTGCTCTCTTGCCTACAATTAATGAATCCTCAAATCGAGCCACTTGCATTGGTTTCATATTGTTGCGTTTAATAGTTGCCTTAGCGTGGTTAGCAAAGCCGTTAATCATCTGTATTTGCGTTGGACTAGCTTTTCCATACATCGGCATCAAACGCTCGGCTAAACACCATCTAAGGGCCATTAAATAGCCTTGTGGGATGACTATCTCATCGTTAATGGAGGCAAAGCGCTGAAACAGGGTATCGGCAAAAATATGCATCTCGCCTTGGGATGGATTAGGCCATACGGTAACTGTTCCCAAAGATTCGCCTGGCTGATAGTACAGGGCGCGAGGCCACGGACCATTGAGAGTCTTTAAACCAATCAACTCATAGTTTTCTAGGTTAAGAATAGCCACCGGATAATCTAAGCCACCATTCAAAATAGGCTGGCCATTGGAGTTAGTGTTTACCCTAACAAATGCAGAATTAATGGATAAAGGGCGCTCGTAATACGCACTAATTGTCGTACTGGCTACGGTCTGCGAGATATTAACGGTGTAAGTTCCATTGGAATTAACATTACCGCCCGCACCCGATTTAAAACCAGTAATCTTTGTACCAGCTGCCACACCAGAGCCTGACAATGTCATTCCAAGGGCAATGGCGCCACTAGAGACATTGGTAACGGTTAAGGTCGTGCCGCTGATTGATCCAGTAATAGTACCCCCGATTTGGCCACCCGCACCAATGGTGTATTGGGTTTGGCCAGCGGTCAGGGTAAAAATAATTTCGGTCTTATAAAAGACCATCATTTGCTCATTTGACCATTGGTCAACCATGTCATTGAGCATATCAAATGCGTCTTGCGAGTCCGCTGGAGCGGGAGTTTCACCAGCCTCCAAAGCCCCAATGTCTTTTAGGGCGCGGGAGATGATGTCGATTGGTTGTGTCATATCGTCACCTTAAATGTGTCCACGGCCCAGGGCGGTTTAGTTGATATTTCAAAACTAAGCGCATCCAGCTGCTCTTGTAATCTGTATTTTATAAGATGTTTGCCGTCTTGGGTAGCATCTAAATCAAGCCAATGGATAACCTGGTGTTCTGTTGTATCTTCATCAACCATGTGCGGAATAAGCATTTTCCAGTTACCCTCTGTCTCTACGGAATGCTTACTATCCGTTGCTTTGCACCAATATTTAACGGATTTAAGAGCCCCATCAATAATAAGAGTTTCTAATATTGTCCATTGATATTCAGTCATTATTTGCCTTTAATTACCAAGGTACACCAGACTCTTGTGCCGGATTCTTTTGCGCTTCAATCTGTGCTGCCAAACCTTCCTCTACTGTGTTTTTGCCAAGCGATTCTTGCACCCAGCCAACAACTTCAGCTTCAGTCAAATCAATGTAAGGAATGTATTGCTTGCCAGGTTGCTCTGTGTAACCTACTGTGCCGTAGGTAGACGCAGAGTAATCACCATCTACTGCGTTTACTGTGTAATGTACTGTAACTACAAAGCCATCAGAAGTAAGTCTGTCCATCTGTACTACATTCCATGTAAAGCTCATACTGTAATTTCCTTTAGTTCGTCTAAGGTTGTAGCTGTATCAGCCAAGTTAGTAATATCACGCAATCTCTGTTTTTCAGCAACAATAGCAGTCGTATCTGCACCAGACTCTAATGCTCTCTGAAAGGCTACATCTTGTGCTTGCAATAGTGGTGTACGTTCTGCACGTAAACGAGTTTTTGTTATTTCTTTAGCCGCAGCTAAGTTAACAGAAACAACACCATCAACTAAACGCCAACTTGTAGTTGTTGGGGTGCCTTCACCTACTATACAGCGTGTTCCACTACCACTTGATTGATTAAATGGCATAGCAGTAACGGCGTAGTTTGCATCTGGCATAGTAAAAGATAAATTAACTGTGTAATGGCCTGTACTATTTCTAGTTACAGTAGCTACCCCACCAGATGAAGATATAGCGCCGCTAGAACCAGTAAACTTAACCCAAGCACGAACACCGTATGCTGTAGCTACTGAGCCGTAACCTGAGTTGAATAACAGATTACCAGAAGTATCAAGACGCATCCGTTCTGAACCACCAGCATTAAACTTCATTGGTCCATATCCAGCACCACCATAGTAAGAAGATTCAATGGTAATGCCGTTGGTTGAGGTGCTATCGGTGCTAATAATACAAAGTGCAGCAGTTGATGTATTTGCTACACGAAACTGACCGCCAACAACTTCTAGCTTTGCGTTGGCAGTTGTTGTTCCAATGCAAACATCACCACCAGAGGTAATACGCATCCGTTCTGCGTTGGCTGTAAGAATTGTTATGGGTAGGCTTGAAATAGAATTAATTTCCAAACTAGTGTCGTTGGACTCAATTCTTGCTCGTTGCGTAGTATTGTCGTTAGCAAAATAACGAATTGCTCCAGCGTTTGCGCTTGCTCTGCCACGAACTCTAATTCCAGTACCGCCTGAGTCGCTTTGTATATCTAATGGTGCAGACGGACTAGTAGTGCCAATACCCACATTACCTGATGAATCAATCCGCATACTCTCAACACCACCTTCTGTAAAGGCAATAGTGTCGGCTGCTGGGGAATAAATACCTGTGTTGGTATCGCCAGTAAATGTAATGGCTGGGGCTGATACTGTGCCAGCACCAACAATTGTTCCAGTTGATGCTAAAAATCCAGTAGAGGGATTAAATTGCAACTTGGTAGATGATACATTCTGACCAGTAATTGATCCGCTTGTAGCGCTTGTAAATGCTAAATAACGAGTTGCATTTGTAGTCGTATCGTCTGTAATTGTTAAACCGCCTGCTGCAGATTGCCAGGTTGGGGCAGATGCGCCATTGGAAGTCAAAACAAATCCAGCCGTTCCGGTAGTTCCGGCCAAAGAAATAGTGTTGTTTACCCTTAAATCAGTAAATGTGCCAGCCAGCGGCGTTGTTCCGCCAATAGCCACATTGTTCATGGTTGATGCGGTTGTTGGATTTACAGTCAACGCGCCCGCAGGCGATATTGCAACAGTTCCAGTTCCGGTAGGACTAATTGCTACCGCAGCATTTGCTGGATTAATGTTAGTTGCTACATCAATAGAAACATTGTTACCACCACCGCCGCCCCATTGAATTTGAGGGGTTCCACTAGAATTTCTTAAATTACCACCGCCTGATCCTGCAGCATCAAAATTAGTACCTACAAAACCAGTAGTTGCGGTAACGGTTGTGCCACGAATTGTATTTGCAGTTGTATTACCAATGGTTGGGGGCGCGGATAAGTCTAATGTGCCGCCAAGTGTAAGGTTTCCGCTGCTTGTTACCGTTCCCGACAAACTAATACCAGATACCGTTCCAGTACCGCCTACAGAGGTGACCGTTCCCGTGGTTGGTGTCGCGTATGTTGGTACGCCACCAGCCAAAGTTAATACTTGACCGTTGCTGCCAGCTGCTAAAAATGTTGTTGTTCCAGCGCTACTTTGATAGGGAATAGAACCAGTTGCGCCGCCTGCAAGGTTGGTGGCCGTTGTAGCCGTTGTAGCCGTGGTTGCAGTTGTTGCGGTGGCTGCGTTACCCGAAATCGAGCCGGTAATTGTGCTGCTGACTGTCAATCCAGATAGCGTACCAACCGCGGTAATGCCTGTATAAGAACCTGAAATTCTAGCAGTATCAATAGTTCCGCTAGTAACTTGGCTGCCTGCAATAGCAATACTTGTATTAGTTGCGCTAGTAATCTGACCTTGGGCATTGACTGCAATGGCTGGAACCGTGCTAGCCGATCCATAAGTATTGGCAGAAACACCAGTATTGGTAATGCTAAAAGTATTTGCTGCTAACGATAAACCGGTGCCAGCAAAATAAGCGCCAGACACTTGGAAGTTTGACCAATTGACCGCGGTAACTCCAAGAGTGCCGCCTGGCTGAATGTAGCAATACCAAGCTGAACCGGATAATCCACCGGAGGTTATAAAAACCAAAGCAGACACCAATTCGTCCCAAGTATTGGCATCTTCTGCTCTTGCCCACGCGCCCGCAGCTGCCACATAAATACCGTTTTGCGCTGCGTTAGTTTGGTCTTTTACCAATACTCGATCACCAGCAACGACTGCCACGCCATCAATTGTTTGTGCGCCTGATAGGGTAATGTTGGCCGTTGTTCCGGCACGAACTGGCTCTTTCCAAGAAATACCAGCCAATGCCGCGTCAACATAGGTTTTATTGGTTAGGTCATTACCGCCAACAGGCAGACTTGTTGCGCTTGCCGAGGTAAACGCCGCAGTTGACGGGGTTGTTGCCCCAATCGTAGTGCTATTAATCGTGCTATTGGTAATGCTTACCCCATCCAAATTAGGGTTTGTAGGGGCAAAAAACGGCGTTCCAGCAGGTCCAATTAAGTTAATGCACTCATACGGCGGCAAGGGCTCAAAAGTTCCTTGGACCGGCACTATATTGGTTGTTATAGTCTTTGCGGTGTCGTTGGACATGGTAAATCCCTTATTCGTTAGCTACGAGCGTCAAATAAAGCGTGTTTGTTGTTGACGAAATAGCCTTAATAAAAAAGTTGGGTCTTGGGCAATCAATAATAATTGGCAAAAACATACTTGGAGCCAAGATAAATGACCCGCTGCCACCAGTTGACGCAATCGCAGGGGTAGCCATATTGGAATCAGTTGTGCCAAAAGTAATCGCTGCCGTACCCGTTCCAGTATTTAGGATAGCCACACGAAATGCAAGGGTTGGCGTATCTGGGATTAGTTGTAAAGCGGATGATGCGGAAGTTGTAAGGTCCAGCCGATAGGTTGGAGAAAGAATTTTAAGGGAATCCATGATTAATCCTTATGGTTAAGTTTGTTTAATTATCCTACTTTTAAGCCAATTTCCAAAGTGTCCTTGAAAACATTTTAGTCCTATGTGACCCATTTCTATCTCTGGATCAACCCATACTTGGCCGCCAATATCTCGCCATCTAATACAAAAAGAATAATCCTCGCCAAATTTATATTTCAATTCTTCGTTATAAATATAGTCAAATAATGGATAAAACTGCTCTGTTTTGCATTCATGGTGAAATCCAGTCTTTGGATAGGCCTCAATCATTTTTGTTATGCAATTACGACTAATTTTCATAAATCCCGTGGGAGCGCATTGAACCTCCAATAATCCGGTAACCGGATCGGCCCATAACTCAGGTTTATCTAGGTAACGAACATTGTATTTTATGGGCTCTGCTCTTGAGGGATATATTCCGGCAACTAGATCAACGGGCGCGTCTACTAGCCTTAACAAAGCACCAGCTTGCCAGGCCACATCTGAATCTATAAAAATTAACTCATCGCAGTCGGAATGATAAAAATTAGTGGCAATTACGCCTCGACAATCGGCAATTAACGCATTTCCAATGTCATCAACTAAGGTAAATTTATCGCCTCTTTTGATTAAAGAGATTAAATCGGTAAATAAGGAACGCATTGTTCCCATATGAACTGTGCCAGTATAGGCCGGCATTGCAATCATAATGTGTTTCATGCAGTCTCCGTAAATGGAAAAAGCCACCCTTTATGGGGGTGGCCTTTCCAATCAAACAAACATTTTAAGCAGTAATGCCAATGTTTTTTAACGCTGTAATGATGGCATTAACAGCAGCTACCGTTTCAGCAGTAGTTGGGGTTGCAGCCAAAGATGTAATTGCAGCGGCTTGAACTACTGGAGTCTCGCCGTAAAAACCAACCTCACCTCCTGCAATGCCGAGTAAAACACCATCGGCTGCACTTCCGTTCATTAGGAAGTTGGAGGTTTGGGTACTTGCTGGTCCTGGATTTGACATGATTAGGTTCCTTTCCTATTAAGCTGCTACGCGGCAGGCGAGTTCTGGATAAAGCGGAGCCCAGCCGTATAAAACATCTAAACGGGTTGGGATGGAGTCGTTGTTAATGGTGTATTGACGCACCACACGAATCGACAAACCATTGTCCTTATCGCTTGCACGACCTGCAAAATGTACGCCGTCAGGCAATTGGAGGTCGGCTGTAGCCAGGGTAAACGCATTGCGATGGAATACCAAGTTCTGTGGGCTGACAATACCGGTCTTGTTGAACGGTGTGACAACTGCAGTTGACGAGGTAGACAATACGCTCACATTCTGGAACTGGCCAGCAGTAATAATCGCTGGGGAAACAGTTACAGATGCTGTGCCGCCAGAAGTGATGGTTGTATCGGCAGTAACTACAAAGTTACGCAATACATTACCACCGTATGGCTGGCGGTTCTGTGGGTTGACTGCGAATACACCAGCAATCTGAATCGTATCGCCTTGCTTCAAGTTGGCGTTAGCGGTTGCAGCTGCAATGGTAATTGTCGAGGTCTGAGCCCAGCCAGTTGTCAACGAACCAGTAAATGTGCTGGTGTTGGTAGACAATGTGGCGGTTGAGTAAGAACCATAAGTATGGGACACAATGTTTTGGTCCATATACCAGTTCATACCAATGGTGTCGCGACCCATCATTCCCTTTTCGTACTGACCAGAGATAGTGCCTTGTGGGTTAAAGAGACCTTTTAAGGAGCCAACAATCGAGGCACCTGTAAAGGGATCAACCACGCAAGAACGCTTGCCATCGCGGGGCGAACCTTCGCCGTCCAAATAAGCCTGGGCGGTTAGGAATGTTGCGATGTCAGATGGAACTACACCAGCTGTACCAACGGTATTAGCTGTGTTATCTACTGCCATTGTGGTGCCGTCAAAGTCAATTTTGTTGGCAATAGCAGCGATTGCTGGCTTCAAAACACGGTCAGAGAACATATCTAACGATAAGGTCAAATCTTGTGTTGTGAACTGCGTATCCACATGGAATTGAGTGCTGAGGGTCACAGGGGTTGAGGTCTCGTTGAAGTCCTCGACATTTAAAGCCGGTCCGGTGGTACCAATGAAACGGCCAGGACGGCGTACATTGACTGTGTTACCAATCTTTGCACCGATAACCGCAAATTGGTCATCATAGTTACGGTCTACACGACCAGTAAAGGTCAAACTGTTTTCCAAGACCATCAACGCCTCGTTGGTGATCATGGAGATGCTTAGCAAGTTATTTGCCATGATAATTCTCCAAATTAATTTTAAAGTTATCCGTCATCTAATCTTCCCAGAGGCCCTTGCAGCTTTCCATTGCTGGTAGGTGCCATGAAACTTACGGTCGGAATCCAAAGCAATATCACTAGGATTACCACCGGCTTTCAATGGGTTAATCGGTGCCGGAGCATTTGACTTCTTCGCAACAGGTTCTCTTACGCTCGGTTTAGTTGGCTCTGATTTCTCAAATTTAGCCTCTAAACGCCCGATGGCACGGAGTTGTGAAGTGATGGATTTATCCGCCAAATCACGAGCGAACTCTGGATTTTCGGCTAAGTAATATAGGATTTGTGGGCCTACATCACTCTCAATAATTGCATCGGTGACCGGTTGTGACACCGAGACATCGCTTGACGCAATCATTTCCTCATAATCCGGCAAATCTTGTTTCGCATTATCTAGTCGTTCTTGGAACTTCTGTCGCATCCGCGACTGTTCCGCCTCAACTTTACGAGCAAGTTCTGCTTGATCCCGCTCCCGCATCTTTCGATCAGTAGTCCACTCGGCCAGAGCCTCAGCATACTCTAGGGCATCATTAAATTGCGATGGGTCTGGTTTAGGGTCTGGTTCTTCCGATTTTGGCGGATTAGCCTTAGCTTCCATGTCCCTCAATCGCGCCTCAAGAGCCTCACGAGCCGTACGCTCACGATCCGCTTCTTGGCGGGCCGCTTCGCGCTGCTTGGTCAGTTCTGAAAACCGCTTCTCAAGTTTCGGGTTGTGCTTCTTTTCACCTGCAGCAGCCTCTGTTTCTGCCTCTGGTTCACTCCGCTCTTGCTCAACAACCGGCTCCGCTTCTGCGGCCTCAGTTGGAGTTTCCTGAGTGGCTAAACCAAGTTTTTGTGCATTAAACTCAGCTAAATTCTCATTTGTTACCAGGTTCGCAGCTTGTTTCCTTGCTGGTTCCTGCACTACTTCTGCATCGGACATGGATTAACTCCAAGAATAAACCCGATGAACCCATCGGTAGGTTAAATCTATTAGAAACTGTTTTTCGATAGTTGTCAACGAGGCCCCATTGGTACGCCAGGGATTGCAGGTTGCTCTAACGGCTGCGGTTGCATTTCTTGTGCTGCAAACTGCGCTGCCATTTGATCATCTATTCCAGGGTTCACCATAGGTTGCTGGGCAATCGCCATTTCTTCACGCAAAAATGGTGACTCATTCATATTTACTTCGCTCTCAGCAAACGAGGCAACTTGGCCTTGTTCCGCATCTCTGCGGGCCATTTCTTGCTGCAAAGCGCGTGAGTCCATGCCCTTTAGTAACAGTTTGGTAATAGCATCTAACTCGGTCCGGTTTTGGTCGGTTACTGCTTTCATGTTGGTTTGATTGACTTTAGCCTCATTAATGGTCTCGGTGTTGTACGCCCTAGAGGTAACATCCATGAGTTTGCGCTTGGTCTGGCCTTCTTCTTTCATACGCTGCACATCGGTTTGGTGTTGCAGGTTCAAGGTCAAGGCCGCAATCTGTTGTTGCATATCGGCAACCATCTTTTGGCTGGCCATCAACTGCATTTGGACCTGTGGCGGAATATCCGATTTCTCGTCAATCTTAGCCAATGGGTTCATAGCAGCTAGGCGGTCAGCAATAACATCTGCGCCTGGGAAGTCCATGTTGCGGAACACTAAATCACCCGCAGCTTGGAATAGTTCAGGGTTAGCCTGCAAGAGCGGGACCATAGACTCGACTGCCTCTTGGCGCTTGCTTTGGTAGCCTGGGCCTGTATCCATGTAAACATCGTATTCGCCCACAGTTACATCGTTAAGTATCTTTTCTGTACCGCTTTCATCCACGGCGCGCTGGTTAATCGTTACCATTTCGGGCTGGTTATCGTAGCCAATAATCCGCATGACCCGCTCTTTATCGTAAATCTTGGGGATTAAATCTAGGATTACGCGCCCAGTTTGCTTGAGGGAACGGGTCAGATTGTCGTAGTAATGGAAGTTCGACATATCAATCTGCATCTGCTGACCGCGAATAGCCTTACCAGACATATTGCCTTGGGCCATCATATTTGGGTCAAATATCCCTACTACGGTCTGCAGGTCATTGTTGATAGCGCTTGTGGCTTCAACGATTCCGGCAGCTGGTGGCTCTGGTTGCAGTCTGGTTGGCTGCGGCGCGGGTTGTCCCTCAATGTCTTTTTGCTTGTAACGCAATACTGGCGTGGCTTTGATGTTAGCCAAGTTCCATTCATTCTCATGGCCTTCGTCTTGTCCTTCTGCCAATAGCCATTTAGCCTTGGGCGCGAGAGCAACCGACTCAGTTAAGGCAGTACGCCAGTAGTTGTACATCCGCTGCGGGTCTTTAGCCATACGCACAATGCCGTACTTCTTGCGCTTATCGTCAACCACCAGTTGCTGGCCGTAGACGGGAATAATGGGGATGTACTTACCAATCCAAGTAGATTCCTCAAGGATTTGTAAGCCGGTTAGCTTGGCCCATTTGATGGTTTTGCGCATGGTTTCACGCTCGGCAACCACCTCAATACCGGCTGCCATCATCATGTCATCGCTGGGTGCGTCCTCTTTATAGACTTGCGTACCGTCTGAGAGCATGAGCAATTTGGTCTTTTTGCGCTCGGTATACCACCACTCAGCTATGCGAATGTCATCTTTCATAATCCAATCAGCGTCCGCATCGCCAGTACCACGCATATTAAAGTTGCCGCCATCGTCTGCGTTAGGGTATTGGGCCTTAAATTCTTTCTTGCTCATTACCTCAGTAATCAGGCAGCATTCGGCATCTGAGCCGTCTGGCATCTGACTGTTAGGGTCATAGTAAACAGTAAAAGGGTTGGCAATGGGTTTAATGTAGATTTCTTGGTCAAACGAGTCTGCCCGTGTGTAGTCGGTAAGAACCCGCCAATAACCCCAACCCATGCGTACGGCAAACTCAAAGGCCGTATCGTAGGCGGTATCTGCGTCCGAATTGACCTCAATATGCTTAAAAATGCCCGTCAAGATGTCCGCTACTTTAGCGTTGGCAGCCGAGTTCATCGAGTGCGCTTTCATGCGGGGTCTGGCTTGGCGCTGCTGGTTACAGACCTGGCGGATAAAGCCATCCAGTTTGTTAATCGTTAAGCAGGGTCTTGCCTCAAGGTTTCGAGAGTTCTGCACCTCAACTGGCCATTGATCACCAGATGAGAACTTAAGGTCATCCAGGGCATCCTGGCGATTGTAAGAGTCCGCATCATTGGCGAATCTCAAGAATTTTTGTGCGTCTTGTATACGCTGGTCGTTTGCCATAATCATCCCATCCATGATCCAGCCGGCTGTCGCACGGCTTGTTTTGTTACCGATTTACGGGGCTCATTCACCACTAATCCAAGATATTTAAACGCATCGGCACCGTGGGAATAAATGTCGTGCAGCGGCGTTTTACTGAATTGCTTGGTATCTGGGTCCACATCATATCGGTAATGTCTTAAACATTGTAATCCTTGATGGCAATTTTCTCTATCAAAATAACACTTGTTGAATATTGTTCTGGCTGCATTGATGGAGTCCGCAGTTGGAGTTCTTGGCACAATCTGCACCTTGTAACCTGCTGCCCTGACAATATCGGCAATCGAGCGCCCAGCAGCTGCCAGAGTTGAGTTCTCAGCATCATGCGGTAGCCAAATGGTGTCATAGTGATAGCCGAACTTCTGCATCTCGGCTATGTAATAGGACATGGTCTTTTGACTGTCCTCCATGTATCGGACCAATCTGATCTCAAAGCCTATAAATTGAACAAACCAAATGGCCGTATTATCCGACCAACCGAGGTCAAAAACCGCATGAACCGGTTTGATTGGGTCATAAGGTACGCGGGTAATGCGCTCCTCCAGGTCAGCACGGGTTATCTCATTGGCAAATACCGCTCCGTCTACGGTCTTACGGCATAGGCCTTCCCAGACAGTGTTGTAAGCCTCTGTGTCCCGCATTTGGAGGTTATCTTTTTCCTCCCGCAAGGTCATAGGAAACCAAGGGTTATCGCGCCAGGTAATTTTTTGGACTATCGCGTTGGTTGGGGGCGCGAGTACAAACCGCTGATATGTGTCATCAGTTTCTAGTTCCGGGTTAAAAGTAATCCATATCTCGGAGTTGTCCTTACGAATGGTCGGGATTAGGACATTCCAGCTTGTTTTAGAAACAGTCTGGGCCTCCTCAACCCAACAAATGTCTACGCCCTCAAAGGATTTGACATTGGTAATATTGTTTTTAAGGCCAATAAAGAAGAACTCTGAGCCATTCTTACCCCGAATACTGGTCTGGGTGACCTCGTAAAACGACTCTAATCCAAGACTGTCAATCTGGTCTGTCAGTAATTTGTGTACAGAATCTTTAATAGAGACCTGAAACTCACGGGCGCAAAGAATGCGAATAGGGTCTTTTGCTGCCTTAATAAGTAACGCTCTGGCAACTCCCCAAGACTTAGCGCCACCGCGCCCACCATAAAGAATCTTGTATCTCTTTGGCTCAAACAAAAAAGCCAGTTTTACGGGGAATTCTGCGTTGGCTACTGCTTTATCTAAAGTCTCAAGCATCTTGTGGTTTTACAAACATGACCTGAATACCAGATAAAAGCGGAGTTCCATCGGCGTTTTCTACTTGGTTTGTTTGAACGGCCTTACCATCCAACCGGTCAATGACCTCTTTCACAGCCCAGGCCTCGCCTTGTTCAGCTTGCGTAACGAGCTGCTTAACAATGTTTTCCAGCTTTTGAGGTTCTTGAGTTAGAACCTTTCTCAGCTTGTCATAAAACATCTTGCCTTTCACGGCATTAGAATTTCCTATCGGTGCGGCCATAGTGATTAACTCAATCAATAAGTTCCAGTTACATAATAATAAATCGTTTCTTGTTGTTTGTGTTAATCTTATAGTGTAAACTGTTTACTCTAATGGAGGAGTTATGGAAATAATCAAATCGGAGTTCTGGCATATCCTACAAAAACACATTGCTTTGAGAAAGGGCCAAGATGAGCGCAAATGAGATGGCAGATGATCTGGATAA